CGAGAGCACCTCCGCGACCACGGCTGCATCGAGATGGGGAACGACAAGCCTCCCCCCCGCCGAGAACAGAAACTCTTCCCCGGGCTCAAAGAAGAGCTCATTTCGCGTTACAACAACTGAGGTGAATCATGCCGAACGAACTTGCTGAACCAGTCATCGAAGAGAAGGTCGAATCGATCGACGCCCCTGTCGTCGAGACCCCTGAGCCCGCCGCCAAGGCCCCGAGCCTCCGAGAGTCTCTGTCGAAGGTCTTCGACGAAGCGTCCGCGAGCCCCGATGGGAAGCCGAAGCCCGTCGTCGAGGCGCCTGCGATCAAGTCCACCAAGGACCCGATCGCCGCAGCGAAGGCCGTCGTTCCGGGAGCGGCTCCCACACCGCCTGCTGAGCCTCCGATCCCTTCCCGTCTGAAGGCGAAGCTCGAGGCCGAGTGGTCCACGATCCCCCCAAAGATTCGGGCCGAGTTCCACGAGTATGAGGCTGCCATCGGTCGGATGGCGAACAAGTATGGCAAGGCCGCGAAGGACTGGGAGGCCACCGAGCGTCTCTTCGCCCCCTACGCCGAGATGACGCGGGCGGAGGGCGGCAACTTCCACTCCGCGGCAGCGAACCTGTTCGAGACAGCCCGTATCCTCCGGCAGGGCTCCCCCGAGCAGAAGCAGGGCCTCCTCCTCGCGATGGTGAAGGCGTACAATATTCCCCTTCCCTCTGCGACTCCCGGCGGTGACGGGAGTGCTTCTTCACCGAGTCCCGGCGTCGCTCAGCTAAGCCCCGAGCTCTTGGACCGCATCAACCGGCTCGAGTCTCGGGACTTGACAGCTGCCGCGACCGCCGCTCATAATGTGCGCGTTCAAGTCGATAACGACCTCAACGCATTCGTATCCGATCCGAAGAATGTCTACGTCAGGGAGCCCGGCTTCCTCGATACGATGGCAGCTCTGATCCAGACGAACAAGGCGGAAGGTCTCGCCGACGCCTATACCCAAGCTGCCTGGCTTCACGAAGGCCCCCGGAACGCCGAGATCGCTCGGTTGACCTCCGAACGGAACGCCTCTCGCGTCGCAGACGCACAGCGAGCCCGCCGAGCGGGGGTCAGCGTTAACGGCAATGCCCCAGGCACCGTCCGACTTGACCCCAGCAAGATGACGCTCCGAGACACCCTCGCAGCCGCCTACGATGGCGAGCTGGACCCAACCTAACAGGAGCCCTCCATGCCCTCTCCCAACCTGGGTGAAATCGTCACAACGACCCTCCGCAACCGGACGGGCGACCTGCGCGACAACACCTCCAAGAACAACGCGATCCTGAACCGGCTCAACCAGCGCGGCCGGATCAAGCCAGTCGACGGTGGGCGCACCATCGTCGAGGAGATGGACTACAACGAGAACTCCACGTTCATGTGGTACTCGGGGTATGACCAGCTCAACGTGGCCCCGAGCGACGTGATCACCGCGGTAGAGTACAACTACGCCCAGGCCGCGGTTGCCATCTCGATGTCCGGGCTCGAAGAACTCCAGAACTCCGGCAAGGAAGTCGTCCTCGACCTCCTCGAGGCCCGGATCGAGAACGCGATGCGGACGATGTCGAACAACGTCTCCATCGGCGCGTACAGCGACGGCACTGGCTTCGGTGGTCGACAGATCGGCGGGCTCCAGCTCCTCATCGCCGACAACCCCACAGTCGGCACGGTCGGCGGCATCAACCGCGCGAACTGGGTGTTCTTCCGCAACCAGAAGTTCTCCGGCGTCACGGATGGCGGCGGTGCGGTGACGGCCCTGAACATTCAGTCGTACATGAACCAGCTCTGGCTCCGGTGCGTCCGGGGTGCTGACAAGCCCGACATCATCCTCGCGGACAACAACTACTTCAACTTCTACTGGAGCAGCCTGCAAGCGATCCAACGGATCACGAGCGAGGCCTCGTCGACGGCGGCTGCGGGCTTCGCGTCGCTGAAGTACATGTCCGCGGATGTCGTCTTCGACGGCGGCATCGGCGGCGGCTGCCCAGCCAACCACATGTACTTCCTCAACACCGACTTCATCAAGTTCCGGCCGCACCGTCGCCGGAACATGGTCCCGATCGGCGACGAGCGCTTGGCTACCAACCAAGATGCGATGGTCAAGCTGATCGGCTTCGCCGGCAACCTCACCCTGAGCAATGCCCTGCTCCAGGGCGTCCTGATCGCCTAAGGAGGGCACCATGTACATCTCTTCAACTGACATCTTGGGCCAACCGGCGGTTCCGGTTCAGGTCACGCAGGCCGACTGGAAGAAGTTCCTCGGCCAGGACTCGTCCGCTCCCGCCGTGGCCCTGCCGTACTACGGGCAGACCCTCAAGGCCACCGACGCCATCTACGGGGAGGCCGAGTTCGTCCTCGCGTTCGGCGTGGCAGCCCTCCAGATCGGGGACGCCGTCTCGATCGGGAACCTCTACGCGACGACCCGCACGGTCGTGGGCTCGCGGGGCCGCATTGGCGTCTCGATGTCCCCGAACACAGACCCGACTGCTCTGTCGTGGTTCTGTGTCCGAGGGCTCGTTCCCGTCCGCGCGGCCTCAGCGGTGGTGGCTGGCACGCCGCTGTTCTCCGTCGCGACCGCGGGCTCCCTCGATGACGCTGGCGCCGCAGGTGACACGGTCGTCGGTGCGACCGCTGCAACCGCGACGACCGCGACCGTGACCACAAAACTGGTCAACACCTCGCGGGCCTCTATGTCGGGATGGGCATCTCGGGCACCGGCATCCCAGGCGGCGCCACGATCGCTGCCATCGGGATGGGTGGCAACATGCTCGGCTCGGCGGGCCCGCAAGCCTATACGATCCAGCTGTCTGCCGCAGCGACGGCCACCGGCTCGATCACGGCGACCTTCGCCCACCTCGTGACGTTCTGCACAGCGATGCTGTCCTACCCGACCATCGCTGGTGTCGTCTAATCCTTCGGGGTCAACCAGAAGGGGAGCGGTCTCGGCCCCTCCCCTTTCCTTTCTTGGAGAACTCTCGTGAGCATTTCAGCAACCGATTTCGACTTCGAGGCCGACAAGATGCGCCAGATGGCCTCCGGCCTGACGCAGAACCTCGACTCCCAGCTCCACGTCACCTTCTACCGGCACGCCGAGCTCAACTCCTGGCGGACCAAAGAAGAGGGCCGGAAAATCTTCGAAGAGCACCTCTACATCCGCATCCTCGCCCCCGCGAACCGGCTCAACGTCATCGAGCGCAAGGCCTCCGACGAGGACCGCGCGCGGTTCCAGAAGCAGTTCCTCTCCTTCGTCGAGAAGGGGGAGTCCCTCCAACAAGGCACGCCGCTCGACCAGCTGCCGACCATCTCCCCGTCCCAGGTACTCGAGCTCAAAGCTCTCAAGGTCGACACGGTGGAGCAGCTCGCCGGGATGGCGGACACGACGGTTCAGCTCCTTGGAACGGGTGGCCAGGAACTCAAGCAACGCGCCAACCGCTTCCTCACGCGCGCCGCCTCGAACGAGACCCTGTCGGAGCAGGTCCGCGAGCTCCAAGCCCAGCTGGCCCAACTCATGCGGGAGCGGATGCAGGAAGCGGCCCCGACCGCCGACCTCAAGGTGACCACGACCGCCCAGACACCTGCGCCGTAAGGAGCTCGCGTGCCTTCGATCAATACCTCGACGACGCAGCTCCGCACAGCCCTCGCGCTGATGCAGACCGTGCTCGGCGAGGTGGGCATGCCTATCACCAACTCCGTCCTTTCCCAGGACGCGACAACGATCCAGCTGCTCTACTTGATGAACGGTCTCGGGGAGAACCTCTCTCGTCTCCCTCTGTGGGCCGACCTGCGCAAAGAGTTCCTCATCACCACGACGACAGCGACTGCCTACGATCTCCCGGTCGACTGGGGCGTTCCTCTCAATGGCACGGCGTGGGATCGCACAGGTCGGTGGCCCCTCCTCGGCCCAAAGACTCCAGTCGAGTGGCAATATCTGCAGTCGGGCTTCGGGGTCGCGGCTCCCCAGTATCGCTGGCGCCTCTTCAATCGCCAGTTCAACTTGTTCCCCGCCCCCATCGCTGGCCTGACGATCGTGGAGGAGTACCTCTCCTCGCAGTGGGTTCTCGGTGGCTCGACGACGGTGATCTCGACGGGGAAGCCTCGCATCACGGCCGACACTGACTACATCCTACTCGACGAGCGGATGTTCATCGAGGGGTCGAAGCTCGCCTTCCTCGAAGCCAAAGGGCTCGACTCGTCGAAGGCCTTCCGCAACTTCACCGACATGCTCGAGGCAGCATGGGCCAACTCCAACGCTGCGCCCGTCCTCAACCTCGCCCCCTTCCCGGCGTCCCTCTTCATCACGGAGTGGAACGCCCCTGACACCGGGTACGGTACCTAATGCTGCTGACCAAGCGCAAGCCCGCCCCGAAGGCGACCACTCGCGTTGTCGACGACGTTTACACGCGACCAGCGCCAATTAAGGGGCTCAACTACCGGGACTCCCTCGCCGCGATGAAGCCCGGCGATGCGTTGAACCTCGACAACTTCATCTGTCGGCCCGGTTTTATCGAGGTCCGGAAGGGCTGGGCGTCAAACTCCACTGGCTATGCAGCCGTCGTGGAGAGCCTCTTTCCCTACAACAACGTCGATGGGACCTCGAAGCTGTTCGCCGCAGCGGGCACTTCGTTCTTCGACGCCACCTCGGGGGCAATCGGTGCCGCTGTCGTAACGGGGCTCACCAATGCGTACTGGAACTCCACCCAGGTGTCCAACGTCGCGGGAAACTTCCTCATCTGCTGCAACGGAGTGGATAACTCCAAAATCTACAATGGCGCGGCGTGGTCCGACCTTGCAGTGACAGTAGCTCCGATCAACCAGCTGACTGGTGTAGCCGTGTGGAAGCGTCGGGTGTGGTTCGTCCTGAAGAATTCGACGACTGCCTACTATCTTCCAGTCGACGCCATCGCCGGGGCCGCCGTCGCTTTCTCCCTCTCGAGTATCTTCCGCAAAGGCGGATATCTTCGATCTATCGTCAACTGGACGATTGACTCGGGCACTGGCCCCGACGACTACATCCTCTTCGTTTCGAGCCTTGGTGAGGTCGCCGTTTATAAAGGAACCGATCCATCCGCGGCGGCTACCTTCGCGATCGTCGGCGTGTACTACATTGGGGCTCCGATCGGAGAGCGTTTCTACGCCCAGCTGGGGGGCGACGTAATCATGCTGACGGTAGAGGGCTTGGTGCCCTTCTCCAAGTTCGTTCAGTCGACTGCAGTCGACAAAACCTCCTTCCTCACCGACCGCATTCAGCAGCTGATCTCAAGTGATGTCACCTCCTATGGGTCCGTGCGGGGCTGGGAGGTCCACGTCTTCTTCTCGGACAACTTCCTCTTCGTTCAGGTACCCGCGGGGGCGGTGGGCTCCCGCTACCAGTACCTCATGAACACGATCACGCAGGCTTGGAGTCGAAGCCTCG